TCGACTCCTATTATCGGCACCATTTAAATCAATAAGTTACACATCATTAGTACCTTCCTTATTTTTTGACTGGGACAAATTTGGGACCGATGGGTTCAGGATCGAGTCTATTTGCCGTGCGTGTTCGGTAAGGTGATTAGGTGCAAGGTGAGCATATCGACGAACCATTTCGATAGACTCCCAGCCTCCCATTTCCTGTAACACTGACAACGGGACTCCGGCTTGAACCAGCCAACTTGCCCAGGTGTGTCTCAAGTCGTGAAATCTGAAATCATCAATACCAGCCCGTCTCAGCGCCGCTTTCCAGGCTGTGTTTGCGTCATACCGCATCTTCCTTACTGTTGGCGCTTTCGTTCCGTCTGGTTTGGTACAGCTTTCCTTGTACACAAATACCCAACGGTGATGATTCCCGATTTGTTTTTTCAATACGCGACATGCAGTATCATTCAGCGCAACGCCGATTGCGCGGTTTGATTTACTCTCTTCCGGGTTTATCCATGCCACCCGGCGCTGCATATCTATTTGTTGCCATTCAAGGTTGATGATGTTCGAGCGTCTTAAGCCTGTTGCCAGTGCAAATTCAACAACAGACTTTAATGGCTCCGGACATTCATCAATCAGCCTTTGTGCTTCATGGGGCTCCAGCCAGCGGATCCGTTTATTCTTTGGTTGAGGCACTTTAATAATTGGTGCCTTATCCAGCATTTTCCATTCACGCTCTGCGGCTCTTAGTAGGGCTTTTATAAATGAAAGATGCGTAGCCTTCGTTGCAACAGACGCTGGTTTTGGCGTGTATTCTGGAACAGGTTTCCCTTTTTTTCTGCATGCTTCTGCCCTGAGTTTCCAGTTTTCCTCATTACGCCGGTTCGTCATTTTCTGCATTGCTGAATAAATTTTTGATTCAGTAATGTCTCTTAGTTGCATTCCTGCGAAATGTTGAAGCCAGAATCCGATCCGGCTTTTGTCATCGTCCAGTGATTTTTTATGTGCTTTCTCTTCAAGCCACCTGACACACGCTTCCTCGAACGTTATATCAGGTATTTCACCAAGTTTGCTGACCCGCCATGCTTCAGCCTTTAGCTTGTCATGGAGTTCTGTCGCCTGCCTTTTGTCCTTTGTTCCAAGAGACTGTTTAAATCTTTTACCGTTCGGCAATGTGAAACTGGCGTACCATATTTCACCTCTGCGGAAGAGTGACATTTTCTTTCCTCTGTTATGCCATCACCCGCGCTCACCTTGATAGTATGCAGCGGAGACTGAAGCGCCGCAATGCAGGCTTGTCGCGTTGTGAGGTAAGGAGATTTTGGTTTAGTGGGGTCTTTGCGTGTTGCCTGTAGGCGGCCTGTTCGTATCCAGTTGGTAGCGGTAGGTCTGGATATCTTGAGAAACTGACAGGCCTCATCGAGTGTGAGGCTGTATGATTCCATGGTTACCTCTGCTTTTTGAACGCATGTCACGTAACTTCTTAATGTGTTCTGCCGTTTCGAGCTCTTCTGCTATCCGATCTGCATCAGCTTTATTCACAGGTTCAAAGTCATGATTAAAGCGGAACATGCTGGCGATACATGTTCTGCCTTTTCGGATGTAGTGAACTTTGTTGTGGGTAGAACGCAGGATTTTGCAGGGAGTGCCGTGGTGGTCGACGTACCAGGTGTTAGGAAAAATGATTCTGAACATTTTTACACCTCAATTGGACGATGTTGAAATTTGCTGCTTTGAGGCCATCACAGTCCCCATTGTTTGTTCTTAAGTTCGATCTCCTCCTGGCAACTTGCACAAGTCCGACAACCCTGAACGGCCAGGCGTCTTCGTTCATCTATCGGATCGCCACACTCACAACAATGAGTGGCAGATATAGCCTGGTGGTTCAGACGACGCATTTTTATTGCTGTATTGCGCTGTAATTCTTCGATTTCTGATGCTGAATCAATGATGTCTGCCATCTTCCATTAATCTCTGAATTGTTGGTTAATACGCTTGAGGGTGAATGCGAATAATAAAAAAGGAGCCTGTAGCTCCCTGATGATTTTGCTTTTCATGTTCATCGCTCCTTAAAGATGCCGTTTAACATGCCGATCGCCAGGCTTAAATGAGTCGGTGTGAATCCCTCAGCGTTACCGTTTCGCGGTGCTTCTTCAGTACGCTACGGCAAATGTTATTGATGCTCCTGTCTGGTGACAGCCTTCGGGCTTGTATTATGTATAAGTTCTGATAAAAGCCTCCGATATATTAAATTTAAATAACGAAATTCATCTTCTTGATAAGTTGTGATAGCATCATTAAAAGTTTCAGTTCGTTGAGCAGGGATTACATGGTAAATCAGCAACAGCAACAGCAACAGATTAACGAAAATCTAAAAATTGAGGCAATCCGTTGGTATCAGAAGCTGCAGGAGATTACTTATCTTGAAGCAGGACAACACATGCGGGCTTTAAATCAGCTCATGTGGCAAATCCCTAGTTTCGTAATTGCTGTCAATGGTGGGTTGTGGTATGCAACAACACTGGCAAATGAAAGTTCCCTATGGATTATCTTTGCAGTGTTAGCATTGTTTGATTTCACAACAATGATTACACTTTATCGCTTAAGGTCTTTAATTGGTTCGAAAATAGCACTACAAAAAAACATTGAAGACCCTTCAAAAAACTATATTTTAAATGAAATTACTAGAGACGCTGGATTTAAATTGCCCTCTAGCTATGATAATAAGGAAACTGGTTACATAGTAGTGTCGTGCTGGGCAGTAATGCTTATTGTTTGCTTCTTTGTTAATATTGCTGGGGTATATCATCCAAACTTGTTTTCAAAAGACATTTCACATAATACATACAAAGCAACAATTAAAAATATTGAGTCAGGATTATTTATCGAAGCAAAATCAGGATTATCAAAGTGACTTCGTGGAAGTTTTATGACAATAATGCTGATCGCTTATTTGCCGATTATATATCACTTGATTTTTACTCTATCTTTCAGGATGTTGAAGAGTTTATTTTACAATCTAAGGGTGTCTCTTTGGATGTCGGTTCAGGTTCCGGCCGTGATGCTGCTGCGTTAGATGAATTAGGTTATAAAGTAATAGCTGTTGAACCAAGTGAAAAGATGCGAAATTTGGCATCTTCATATTATAAATCTAACCATATTATATGGTTAGATGATTCATTGCCTTTTCTTCATAGTGTTAAAGCAATGAATCTAAAGTTCGACCTTATTTTAGTCAGTGCTGTATGGATGCATCTTTCAAAAAAAGAGCAAAAAATCTCACTAGAGACGCTAACTGATCTTTTAACATTGAATGGGAGAATGATAATTACATTGCGCTTGGGACCTCCCGAACCAGATAGAAACATTAACGTTGTTAATACTGAGGAACTTCTTGAGTTAGCGTCTCAGTTAGGTCTGAAAACATTGCGAGTTACGTCAATAAATAAAGATAGTTTTCAACGTAACCAGATAACTTGGCAGAAAGTTGTATTATCAAAAAATAATGAGTAAATAACTTAGTATTATTCGCACAGACCGTAGCGTGAAGAGCAAACCTCTATATCGAGACTTGCTTTTACAAGATCGTAGACCTTGCCACCGCGCCCTGTTTTTGCCCACTCTACGACTTCATAAACACCCGGAGAATTAAGATCTCCACGAGGACCATAAAATCCTGACCAGTCGATGTGTTGCACATCAGGTTTTAGCCCAAAAAGTTGAATATTTCGACCAAGTGGCAGATTGAACTGTTTCATCCAGCGTTGGCTTATCTCTCCTACGCTCATCCAGTGTACCCATCTACTAGCAAGGCGTACCTTCAACTCCCATTGTTTGTGCTTTTTGATGTGCTCTGGCCAGCGCGCAGCCGTCTCTGCAATTTCCTCTTTGTTGCATAGCACGCAATTCATGCAGCCAACACGAGACGCACCTTGCATATAAAGTGGATTTGGCTTAATTCCGAAATATTTGTGAACTGCGAATACGTCCTCAGCCGTCCATTTGTGGAGCGGCAGGAAGTTGTAGAGAAAATCGGCGTCGCGCATATCGCGGGAAAACCTCTCATATCCAGCGCGCTTAGAGGACTCATCCGCGCGAACACCAGACCATTGTACGATAACATCGCCAGCATCAAGGAGCGGCTTTATGGCTGCGTCGAAAGCTATCTGAATTTTCAGTTCGTCTGTACAGAATCGGTCGCGCAGCATAGGGAACTTGCCATGCAGAAGGGAGCAATCCAAAAAGCTATTACCGGATGGGTGCATAACGGAAAGCGCAGCATCAAGAGCAGTTTCGAACTCAATTCCCCAGCGTTCTGCTGTGCGCTTCCAGGCTTGCCCGAATTTGGTGTCAGAACGTGCGAGGGAAGGCATGACTATGCCACGGTATGCTCCCATGCGGATCATCTGTCGTTTAGACCAGTTTTTTTGCAGATAAATTCGTCGTTTGGTAAAATCTTCTTCAGTGTAAATCCGCTTCACAACCTGCACAGGGCTACAACCGATCTGCTCATGAATGCTCCTGGCGAATTCGACAGTTAGATTATGCTCATTATCCGTGTCTGCCATAACAGCATGTACCTGTTTGCCGAATAATGTGTGCGCCACTGCGAGTGTGGCAGTGCTGTCTTTTCCTGCTGAATAATTCACGATTATCTTATGATCATTAGGGATGCGAAATTCATTTATATATCTGTTGTAGGACTCTTCTATTTCGCGAATTTTCTTGCTGATGTCTGTTGGGACAATAATTATTGCTGCCTCGTTCATACCGCCTCCCGTTTATTATTTATCTCCTCAGCCAGCCGCTGGGCTTTCAGCGGATTTCGGATAACAGAAAGCCCGGGAAATACCCAGCCTCGCTTTGTAACGGAGTAGACGAAAGTGATCGCGCCTACCCGGATATTATCGTGAGGATGCGTCATCGCCATTGCTCCCCAAATACAAAACCAATTTCAGCCAGTGCCTCGTCCATTTTTTCGATGAACTCCGGCACCATCTCGTCAAAACTCGCCATGTACTTTTCATTCCGCTCAATCACGACATAATGCAGGCCTTCACGCTTCATGCGCGGGTCATAGTTGGCAAAGTACCAGGCATCTTTTCGCGTCACCCACATGCTGTACTGCACCTGGGCCATGTAAGCCGATTTTATGGCCTCGAAACCACCGAGCCGGAATTTCATGAAATCCCGGGAGGTAAACGGGCATTTCAGTTCAAGGCCGTTGCCGTCACTGCATAAACCATCGGGAGAGCAGGCGGTGCGCATACTTTCGTCGCGATAGATGATCGGGGATTCAGTAATATTCACGCCGGAAGTGAATTCAAACAGGGTTCTGGCGTCGTTCTCGTACTGTTTTCCCCAGGCCAGCGCCTTAGCATTAACTTCCGGAGCAACACCGGTGCAAACCTCAGCCAGCAGGGTGTGGAAGTAGGACATTTTCATGTCAGGCCACTTCTTTCCTGAGCGGGGCTTTGCTATCACGTTGTGAACTTCTGAAGCGGTGATGACGCCGAGCCGTAATTTGTGCCACGCATCATCCCCCTGTTCGACAGCTCTCACGTCGATCCCGGTACGCTGCAGGATAATGTCCGGTGTCATGCTGCCACCTTCTGCTCAGTGGCTTTCTGTTTCAGGAATCCAAGAGCTTTCACTGCTTCGGCCTGTGTCAGTTCTGACGATGCGCGAATGTCGCGGCGAAATATCTGGGAACAGAGCGGCAATAAGTCGTCATCCCATGTTTTATCCAGGGCGATCAGCAGAGTGTTAATCTCCTGCATGGTTTCATCGTTAACCGGAGTGATGTCGCGTTCCGGCTGACGTTCCGCAGTGTATGCAGTATTTTCGACAATGCGCTCAGCTTCATCCTTGTCATAGATACCAGCAAATCCGAAGGCCAGACGGGCACACTGAATCATGGCTTTATGCCGTAACATTCGTTTGGGATGCGACTGCCACGGTCCGGTGATTTCTCTGCCTTCGCGGGTTTTGAATGGTTCGCGGCGGCATTCATCCATCCATTCGGTAACGCAGATCGGATGATTACGGTCCTTGCGGTAAATCCGGCATGTACATGATTCATTGTCCTGCTCAAAGTCCATGCCATCAAACTGCTGGTTTTCATTGATGATGCGGGACCAGCCATCAACGCCCACCACCGGAACGATGCCGTTCTGCTTATCAGGGAAGGCGTAAATTTCTTTCGTCCACGGATTAAGGCCGTACTGGTTGGCGACGATCAACAATGCGATGAACTGCGCATCGCTGGCATCACCTTTAAATGCCGTCTGACGAAGAGTGGTGATCAGTTCTTGTGGGTCGACAGAATCCATGCCGACACGTTCAGCCAGCTTCCCAGCCAGCGTTGCGAGTGCAGTACTCATTCGTTTTATACCTCTGAATCAATATCAACCTGATGGTGAGCAATGGTTTCAACCATGTACCGGATGTGTTCCGCCATGCGCTCCTGAAACTCAACATCGTCATCAAATGCACGGGTAATGGCTTTTTTGCTGGCCCCGTGGCGTTGCAAATGATCGATGCATAGCGATTCAAACAGGTGCTGGGGCAGGCCTTTTTCCATGTCGTCTGCCAGTTCTGCCTCTTTCTCTTCATGGGCGATCTGCTGGTAGTGACGCGCCCAGCTCTGAGCCTCAAGACGATCCTGAATGTAATAAGCGTTCATGGCTGAACTCCTGAAAATGGCTGTGAAAATATCGCCCGCGAAATGCCAGGCTGATTAGGTAAACAGGAAAGGGGATTAGTGATTCAGACCGTTGCCGCGCCCGTCGAGAAAAACTTCCACGAGCAAGTCACGGGTATAAGTGCGCTCGATGCCGCGATGCAGATAAAGCCGTCCGCGTAAATTAGCTGATGCAGTCCAGGTACCATCTTTGTGTTTGACCAGCATTCCTGGCATGACCGCACCGCGATTAACGGTCTGCGTTCCGTAATGTTGATGAACCATAAAAACTCCTGCCCGTAAGCTGGGCTGCTGAACATATAGAGACTTCTGCGCGTATTCAGGCGGTGGATGGCCGCCGGTTGTCATAACTAAGCCGCCTCGTTGAAGCGACTGAGGTATAAAGTGTTGTGTTGATTTCAGCTGGTCACACCGACGTTCACGCGTCCGCTTCACCCCTCGCACTTCCCGGAGCCTGCTGAAATTCAAGCTGCGGATCTAAGCGGTCATCGCAACGGTGAATCAGGTGGTTGCCGTATCGTTGTGTTGTTGCGATGAATTTATTTAAAACTATAGTTGTTTTGTCGTCAACAACAAAAGTTGTTTTATTGGTTTTTTTAGATGTAAATGGTTGTATTTAGGATGGATTTATTTTGTGACTTGCATCGCACAGCGATAACTGAAGCGAGGTCGTGGTGGTTTTTTGAACGGTTTGTGTGATGAGGGGAGGCAAAAGAAAACCCGGCACGACGGCCGGGGAAATCATTTCGCATCTACAATAAATAACCTGTTTATCTGGCCTTTTTTAACAGTAGCCTTTGCGGTTATAGTGAATACTGCAGATGGATCACCTTTGGTTGATATATATGCACTAAGAGCTCTAATATACGGGTTATTCTTCTTTCCTGCAGCTGGATCGCTAATTTCAGCAGTGATTCTCTTTTTTGAGTCATCACCATCTAAAATTATTTTAGCTGTCATATTTTGTGCATCAAATTCTGTAAGAAAAGCACGATACTCACGAAGACCGAGAACTTCATCATCATCAAGCCTATCAATTTCAGCTTTATCTCTCTCGTTAACTTTTAGAAGGCAGCCGTCAACATTTGTTGCAACACTTATCTGATCGCAAGTATTACCAATAGGTGATACTGCCTGCCTTACAGAGGGGCGAAGCTCTACAGCCATTCGGTCAATCAAAGAGATCAACTTATCAATGGTTCCAGCATCCTTGTTTCCTAGTGCCTCTATGGCCTTTTCAAGTGACTGCTGCAAAGCTTTCATTTCATCTTTCTTGTTAGAATTTCTCGCAAAAATATATTGTAGTATTGCGCCAAGTATAGTTGCGGCGATCCCCGAGAACAACTGGTTCTGAGTGGCGAAGTTAAGAACTGCTTCAAGAGTAAAGCAGTTAGCTTTTGCTTCGCGTGCGTAAACCTTAACTTCCTGATAATTAATGTATTTACTATATTTTTGTGTAACAGAGAAAGAAGCTGCTGTTGAGAGAACTTTAGAAAAACCCTTTAGGGATTCTCCTAGGCAGTTCAAATCTATTTCATGATTTAAAGCATCTTTTCCGTCATACCTAAGAGAGATTTTTATATCCTGTAAAGCGTCACAATCCATAAATCGCTCTCGTCTAATTCTAATTAAATTTACTATCCCCTAAACGACTCATCAGCACAGTACTGATTATCCATGTTTCCTGTACGTCTGGGGCATGCTCCCAATAACCTTACCGAAGATGAACACCCGGTTCATCTCGTCTTTCTCGATCGGGTCCCACGGTGAGTAGCTCTTGTTATCAGAGATAACCAGCAGCTTATCCTTCATCATTTGCAGGCGCTTTACATGGGCTGTGTCGTCGTACAGAAACGCATAGATACCATCACCGTCGAAAGATTTAACCGTGATATCAACGAACAGCAGATCACCAGGTTCAATCGTTCCTGACATGCTGTCACCGCGTACGTTAATGATGCGGATATTTTCCGCCTTCCTGCCATCGAACATGTGACGAGCATCGTCAAACGAATACTCAACCGAACGTAGAACTTCTACAAACTCACGGTTGATGACACCCGGCCCGGCACTCACTTCTATATCAAGAACGTCAATCTTAAAGTATTTGGAATGGCTGACAGTTGGTTGTATTGGTTGCACTGTACTGTCTGACATATTTCCAACGCCAGAAGATAACCATTCTGCGCGCACACCCAAAGCGTTCGCGATCTCCACGATTTTAGTTGTTTGATTAGCTTTCCCTGTTTCGATTTTCTGAATAGCAGCTTGGCTAACCCCGACCAAATCCCCAAGCGCCTTTTGTGTAAGGCCTCGCGCTAATCTGGCTTCTTTAAGTCTTTCTGAGAGTGTTGTTTTCATAGTTCAAATGTACAACCAAGGTTTTATTCCATCAAACGAAAATGGTTGTTGACTAAAAACAACCATAGTTTTAATCTTGATTCAAATTAACCACGGAGGTTGTTATGAACCCAGCTATTAAAACAGCGATCAATATCGTTGGTTCACAAAAGAAACTGGGCGCTGCTTGCGAAGTTTCACAGCAGGCCGTCTATAAGTGGCTTCACAACAAAGCAAAGGTATCCCCTGAACATGTCGGCAGCATTGTTACGGCTACTGGTGGAGTAGTGAAGGCACACCAGATTCGCCCGGATCTTCCGAAGTTGTTTCCACACACCGAAAAGAACGCAGCTTAAATTTCCATTTCACGCTCTTTAACAATAAGCAATCAACTTAACAGTCAATTCAAACTAAAGGAGTCAATTATGCAACCACTTACATACCAACAGACTAGCGGATTTAGCCCGACTGCGGTGATAAATCGTTCTCAAACAAAACAGGTGCCAGGCCACGAAAAAATCCGTGATGCCGTCCGCGCCTGGTCGGCTGAAGATAATCAGGATGTCGTTGCCACACTCATTGTGAATGAGTATCGGGAGCAGGGCGGCGGCACCATCGATTTCCCTGATGATGTCAGCCGTGCACGCCAGAAGCTGTTCCGCTTCCTCGATAACAAATTCGATTCTGAAAAATACCGAAATAACGTGCGTGAACTGACCCCGGCAATCCTGGCGGTACTACCGCTGGAATATCGCGGTTACCTGGTTGAGCAGGATAGCTTCATGGCTAGGTTGGCTGAAATGGAAAAGGAACTCAGTGAGGCAAAACAGGCTGTCATTCTCAACGCACCACGCCACCAGAAACTGAAGGAAATTAGTGAAGGTATTGTGTCGATGTTTCGTGTGGACCCAGATCTGGCTGGTCCATTGATGGCGATGGTTACTACCATGCTGGGGGCGATATGACAGGTTCAGAAATGGCGAAAGCCGGTCTGCTGGAACAGAACCGACTTTCAGGTGCAAATCGTAACGCACTCATTGCGGAAGGAATTATGGCAAACACTGCTGAGATATTCAATTTTCCAGTGCCGGATGAGGCACAAAAGGAGCGGCGCGTGGCAGATCTCGATGATGGTTATACGCGCATTGCAAATGAGTTGCTGGAAGCTGTGATGCTGGCCGGATTAACACAGCACCAGCTTCTGGTCTTCCTGGCTGTCATGCGCAAAACATATGGTTTTAATAAAAAACTGGATTGGGTGAGCAACGAGCAACTGTCCGAATTGACCGGGATATTGCCGCACAAGTGTTCTGCTGCAAAAAGTGTTCTGGTAAAGCGTGGGATTTTGATTCAGAGCGGGCGGAATATCGGTATTAATAATGTGGTCAGTGAATGGTCAACATTACCCGAATCAGGTAAGAAAAATAAAGTTTACCTGAAAGAGGTAAATTTACCTGAATCAGGTAAGAAAAGTTTACCCAAATCAGGTAAAGGCGTTTACCCGAATCAGGTAAACACAAAAGACAAACTAACAAAAGACAATATAAAACCTTTTTCGTCCGAGAATTCTGGCGAATCCTCTGACCAACCAGAAAACGATCTTCCTGTGGTGAAACCAGATGCTGCAATTCAGAGCGGCAGCAAGTGGGGGACAGCAGAAGACCTGACCGCCGCAGAGTGGATGTTTGACATGGTGAAGACCATCGCGCCATCAGCCAGAAAACCGAATTTTGCAGGGTGGGCTAACGATATCCGCCTGATGCGTGAACGTGACGGACGTAACCACCGCGACATGTGCGTGCTGTTCCGCTGGGCATGCCAGGACAACTTCTGGTCCGGTAACGTGCTAAGTCCGGCCAAACTCCGCGACAAGTGGACCCAACTCGAAATCAACCGTAACAAGCAACAGGCTGGCGTGACAGCCGGCAAACCAAAATTCGACCTGACGAACACTGACTGGATTTACGGGGTGGAGCTATGAAAAACATCGCCGCACAGATGGTTAACTTTGACCGTGAGCAGATGCGCCGGATCGCCAATAACATGCCGGAACAGTACGACGAAAAGCCGCAGGTACAGCAGGTAGCGCAGATTATCAATGGTGTGTTCAGCCAGTTACTGGCTACTTTCCCGGCGAGCCTGGCTAACCGGGACCAGAATGAACTGAACGAAATCCGCCGCCAGTGGGTTCTGGCTTTCCGGGAAAATGGGATCACCACGATGGAACAGGTTAACGCTGGAATGCGCGTAGCCCGTCGGCAGAATCGACCATTCCTGCCATCACCCGGGCAGTTTGTTGCCTGGTGTCGTGAAGAAGCATCTGTTATTGCCGGACTGCCAAACGCCAGCGAGCTGGTTGATATGGTTTACGAGTATTGCCGGAAGCGTGGCCTGTATCCGGATGCAGAGTCTTATCCGTGGAAATCAAACGCGCACTACTGGCTGGTTACTAGCCTGTACCAGAATATGCGGGCCAATGCGCTTACTGATACGGAATTACGGCGCAAGGCTGCCGATGAACTGACTTGTATGACCGCGCGAATTAACCGTGGTGAGGCGATACCTGAACCAGTAAAACAACTTCCTGTCATGGGCGGTAGACCTCTAAATCGTGCACAGGCTCTGGCGAAGATCGCAGAAATCAAAGCTAAGTTTGGGCTGAAAGGAGCAAGTGTATGACGGGCAAAGAGGCAATTATTTATTACCTGGGGACGCATAAGAGCTTCTGTGCGCAGGACGTTGCCGCGGTAACAGGCGCTACAGTAACCAGCATAAATCAGGCTGCGGCTAAAATGGCGCGGGCAGGAATCTTGGTCATTGATGGTAAGGTCTGGCGAACGTTTGTTTAACGGTTAGCTACTCAGGATGATAGGGCGGGGCAAGTGAGTATGAAGCGGATTTTCAGGAATGCCGTCAGAGTTTGGAAATAAAGTGGGTTTTCTAGTGGCAAGAGACTTGATAATATTTAGTTCTTTAAATCCAAGGAGATAGGGTTATGAGAAAATTTATTTTAGCCTTTGTCATAAGTGCCTCGTTTACAGCAAATGCTGGTGTAGAGAAGTTAGGGCCGTGGATAACAAAGTCTGAGATGAATAAAATGACTGACCAGACTGACTTTGTGGCTCTTAATTTATCACCAGATTCATATAACAAAGCAGGTACTGATCGTGCAACTTCACTGGTGTTGCGTTGTAGTGATAACAAAACAGATGCCTATTTATCATTCAATGATTATATGGGTTCGGACAACCCAAGAATTACAGTGCGGTTAGATGGCGGAAAGCCGGTCAAGAGTGTTTGGGGAGGTGGGGAAGGCGGTGATTCTGCATTTGCTCCACAACCAATACAATTTATAAAGACCTTGGCTAAGCATAAAAAAGCTATTTTTGGGTTTGAACCTTATGGATCAACTATGCAAGTAGTTGAGTTTGACTTGTCTGAGATTGATAAGGTTGTGGAAAAAATTTCACAGTCTTGCAATTGGAAATGACAAAAAAATTTCATATGAACCCAGTTGGCGCTGGTTTTTTTTCAGTAGCCAATAATGCATTCAAAATCTCTTACTTGAGAAACGGCCTATTTGAGATTTCAGTCGTGGCAGGATGATCAGTTGATTCGAGTATTGACGCATTTGCGTCATAATAGATTGCAGTAATTTCATTGCACTACGTGAACTGGTCATGACTCGTCACCGATTTTGTAGGATGCTTAGAAGGAAAACTATTGAATGCCACTGCAGCAGCACAACAGCTGGAGGTAAAATGAAGAACAAATTGACGGGAATTAGCATAGATACAAATCAAAGCTCTTAGAGGGCTTTTATTCTATGATAAATGGACTTTGTTTGAGAGTGATATTATGAAACCGAAGAAACTAAGAGCTGAGCAGCAGTACCATTTAGACCTTGAATTAGTAAAGAAGAAGCCAGCGAACCGCACCGAGGCAAAAGCCCATTTGGCGGCACAATTACGGATTAGCAAGTACAAGACGCAGGCCTCTTCCAAAATTCGCGTTGGTAGTTTCAAGGGAAGAAAGAAGGTGCATTTTAGCCAGGCGGAAGAAGATGCTAGGAAGGCAATGGCTAAAGCTAATGCAGTTAGGTTTTCAGAAGGTGAGGTTGAATCTGTTGATACAGAAAGAATATCAGAAAGTAACAAACGCTGGCGCGGGAGAACCGCTGACTAATGTCTGATTTAGATATTGCAGCAAAGCTGTATGAAGAAAACACATTCATGGGCAGATGTGACATTACAGGGAGTTTTAGTTTTCAATTGCTGAAGACATCGAATCATATTCATATTCATATTCATATTGTTTTGAGGGGTAATTCATGGATGCAGGGATAGCCTCAGTTGTCGCCGCAATTATTGCCGCAGCTGCAGCTGGAGTGGGGCTTGTTATCACTAAGGAGAATAAAACATCTGAGTTTCGGCAAGCGTGGATAGATGGTTTAAGGGAAGAGTTAGCCGAATTGATGGAGAACTTTTTACAATTACGCACGACTCCGCCTGAGAAGCTCCCTGAGGTGGCTGGAAAAATTTATTTTCTTTCCGCAAAAGTGAAGCTTAGATTATCCAGTAAAAACTTAACTAATGAAGAGTCTCAGCTTTTGAAAATCATTGAGGATTACATTTTAAAAATGGATCGCTCATCTAACATTACAGATGTGGTCAGACAGTATTTTGAATATAGTTCCAGTATTCTTAAAACTGAGTGGGAGAGAGTGAAGCGAGGCGAGAAAAAATACAGAGTCGCTATCACGGTTTCGTACTCAATATTGGTTTTTTTGGGGCTCTATTTTGCTTCACGTTTCATTCCAGCGATAAGTGAAAAAATCTTAGAAATTATAGAGTTTTTAAATTATTCGTTGTTCTGATGACAAGCTTTGATTTTCCATAATCAACTTGTCATAATTAAGTCACCGGAGCCTGAACAACTCCGGTGACTTCTGCGCTAAACGGGGACGTTTATGCGCACATACAATCCAACCTCTCTTCTCCATTCACAGATGCAGAAATGCACCTGCGATATTCTTTATCCAGCGTTTGACCTCTGCGGAGGTGAAGCGTGAACCTCCCACAAGACGGCATCAAACTGCATCGCGGTAACTTCACCGCTATCGGTCAGCAGCTCCAGCCTTATTTGGAAGACGGCAAGTGCTTTCGCATGGTGCTTAAACCGTGGCGCGAGAGACGCAGTCTTTCCCAGAATGCACTTAGCCACATGTGGTACAGCGAAATCAGTGAATACCTTATCCGCAGGGGGAAATCGTTCGCTACCGCAGCATGGGTAAAAGATGCTCTCAAACACACTTATCTCGGTTATGAAACCAAAGAACTGGTTGATGTCGTATCCGGTGAGATCACCACTATTCAGTCATTACGCCATACCTCCGATCTTGATGCCGGAGAGATGTATGTCTTCCTGTGCAAGATTGAAGCCTGGGCGATGAATATTGGCTGCCATCTGACTATTCCTCAGAGCTGCGAGTTCCAGCTGCTGCGCGACAAGCAGGAGGCGTAATGGCTACACCGCTTATTCGTGTCATGAACGGACACATCTACAGAGTACCAAATCGTCGTAAGCGTAAACCTGAGCTGAAGCCATCCGAAATACCAACACTGCTCGGATATACCGCCAGCCTGGTTGATAAAAAATGGTTGCGACTGGCAGCAAGGAGGAGTCATGGCTGATTTGAGAAAAGCAGCGCGTGGTCGGGAATGCCAGGTAAGAATCCCTGGCGTATGTAATGGCAACTCTGAAACGTCTGTACTGGCACATATCCGGCTGGCTGGATTGTGCGGCACCGGTACCAAACCGCCAGACCTGATTGCCACCATTGCATGTTCTGCCTGTCACGACGAGATCGACCGTCGCACGCATTTTGTTGACGCTGGATATGCAAAAGAATGCGCGCTGGAAGGTATGGCGAGAACACAGGTTATCTGGCTGAAAGAGGGGGTTATTAAGGCGTGAATACCTACAGCATCACATTACCCTGGCCTCCGAGCAATAATCGCTATTACCGCCATAATCGCGGGCGCACGCACGTCAGCGCAGAGGGGCAGGCATACCGCGATAACGTCGCCCGAATCATTAAAAACGCAATGCTGGATATCGGCCTGGCTATTCCTGTGAAAATCCGCATTGAGTGTCACATGCCAGATTGCCGCCGCCGTGACCTGGATAATCTGCAAAAAGCCGCTTTTGACGCACTCACCAAAGCAGGTTTCTGGCTGGATGATGCTCAGGTCGTTGATTACCGCGTTGTGAAGATGCCCGTTACCAAGGGTGGAAAGCTGGAGCTGACCATCACTGAACTGGGAGATGAATGATGTTTGAGTCTTATATGGCAGAACGTCTTCGCCACCGCTGGATGCGCCTGCGCTTATATCGTTTCCCCGGTTCTGTTTTGACCGATTACCGGATACTGAAGAATTACGCCAAAACACTGAAAGGAGCTGCCGCATGAATACCCAATATTTACAGTATGTCCGCGAGCAACTCATTGTGGCTACCGCTGATTTGAGCGGAGCAACGAAAGGCCAGCTTGAAGCCTGGCTGGAGCATGCACAATTTGATACTGCTACTTACAAACGAAAGAAGCCGCGCATTCTGGATGTGGTAACTGGCAAGATGATTACGCTGGATAATCCGCCGATTTCCGTTAAACAGTCGTACGCAAAAGGTTCATCTGTCGCCCTGGTCAGTTCGGTCGAGTTTTCAACCTCTTCGTGGCGGCGTGCGATTTTGTCTCTCGATGAACATCAGAAAGCGTGGTTGCTGTGGAGTTACAGTGAAAATATTCGCTGGGAGCATCAGGTTGCCATAACGCAGTGGGCATGGAGCGAGTTTAAGGCGCTGTTAGGTACAAGAAAAATTGCCAGTAAGACACTGGAGCGCTTAAAGAAGTTGATCTGGCTGGCGGCACAGGATGTGAAGAACGAGCTGGCAGGGCGTAAGACCTATGAATACCAGAAGCTGGCATTACTGGTGGGAGTGACATCAAAAAACTGGTCTGAGACATTTACTGAACGCTGGGTTGCAATGAAGCACATTTTTCTACAGCTTGATAGCCAAGCTTTATTGCTTTTAACGAAAACACGTTCAAAACAAAAGACCACATTTTCACAGCAAAGTATTGCAAAACTGGATTAAAAAGCATATATTTCGTGTAAATCTGATATTTTGCCAATGTTGTACGCACTGGCAGTAATCCAAATTCAAGCCCGAGGTTTAAAACTTTGGGCTTTTCTGTTTCTGGACGGTGAGTAGCCTTCCAACCTACCCCAGCCAGGGTGTCTTCAGCTGTTGAGTTGATATTGCTTAACCCTCTATTGCCAGCTACATGCTGGCTTTTTTATTCCAGGCCTGCGGGGAGCATCAACTCCGTGCTTTGTCGTTAAATTACCCCGTGAGCCTGATTTCTGACATTTAACGTCCCGGCCTTTTGTCGGCGGCGAAACATTGGCTATTCATATGCACGAAAAAGAGAGCCTTGCCGGAGCGTTCTGGCTCGTTTTGCTGATCATCGCAGGTTGGGGCGGTCTGGTCCGCTACCTGATAGATGTGAAGCAGAGTAAAGCAACGTGGAGCTGGATAAATGCTCTGGCTCAGATAGTGGTATCGGGATTCACCGGTGTTATTGGTGGCCTGATCAGTATCGAAAGTGGATTCAGCATTTACATGATTCTCGCGACGGCGGGGATTAGTGGTGCGATGGGTTCGGTTGCACTGACGTACTTCTGGGAACGACTGACAGGGGTGAAAAATGCAAAATCTTAATCCTCAGCGTAAAGCTTTCCTCGATATGTTGGCGTGGTCAGAAGGAACGGATAACGGACGGCAGCCAACCCGCAATCACGGCTACGACGTCATTGTTGGCGGAGAGCTATTCACTGATTACTCCGATCACCCTCGCAAACTTGTCACGCTAAACCCCAAACTCAAATCAACAGCAGCCGGACGTTACCAGCTTCTTTCCCGTTGGTGGGATGCTTACCGTAAGCAGCTTGGCCTGAAAGACTTCTCTCCCAAAAGTCAGGACGCTGTGGCATTGCAGCAGATTAAAGAGCGTGGCGCTTTGCCGATGATAGACCGCGGTGATATTCGTCAGGCAATCGACCGTTGCAGCAATATCTGGGCTTCACTGCCGGGCGCTGGTTATGGTCAGTTCGAGCATAAGGTTGACAACCTGATTGCAAAATTCAAAGAAGCTGGCGGAACGGTCAGAGAGATTGAGGTATGAGCAGAGTAACCGCGATTATCTCTGCTCTGGTTATCTGCATCATCGTCTGCCTGTCATGGGCGGTTAATCATTACCGTGATAACGCCATCACTTACAAAAAGCAGCGTGATAAGGCCGCATCCATTATTACTGACATGCAGAAGCGTCAACGTGATGTAGCTGAACTCGATGCCAGATATACAAAGGAGCTTGCTGATGCTAACGCGACTATCGAAAGTCTTCGTGCTGATGTTTCTGCTGGTCGTAAGTGGCTGCACGTCAAAGCAGTCTGTCCGGACAAGCATAAAACCACCGCCGCCTCCGGCGTGGATGATGCTTCCAGCCCCAGACTTACTGACACCGCTCAACGGGATTATTTCGTTCTCAGAGAGCGCATCGAAACCATAACTAACCAATTGAATGGCCTGCAAGAGTATGTGAGATCACAGTACTCATATTAGAAAAGTCGTATCATAAGATTTTTGTATATGGATGCATTATGTCTCAATACGCTCACGCCGCTTTAATCGCTTATCATTTGGTTGCTGATAGCTCAATGCATCCTCGTGATGCATGGGATGCAGCTGTCGCAGAGGTTACGGAAAGCGAATCGTCAAGAAAGAAGATATGCCCACGGGCAACATTTCTCGCCCTGGCGGATAGCGGTTATCTGAAGAATGTAAAACCACAGCATGGGGAGAGAAAGGGCGGTAAGTTGTACCAAAGGGCAATTGAAGTTGCGAATCTGATTCTTGATTTACCCGGAATTAGCAAAGCTGAGTTAGTTGATAAAACTTGCTATAAAGACAGGCAAGGGTCTTACGACATTGCTCTAACTCTCGCTCAGTGCGGATTACTCCAGCGTCCTCAATAAGATATTAAGTGATTTATGGCCTCGCTTTTAGCGGGGCTTTTTCATATCTGAATCTCACCATGCATATCATCACCTGACTGGAACGTCAGGAGAATTCGTTACCGGGATTCGATAAAGGTATTCAAGCCTGACACATTATGCGCTGTATCGTCGCCGTATTCCTGCATTAACCATGACCGTAGCTCGACGGGGAATTCCTTCTGCGCGAGTGTGCGGGAATAATCAAAAACGATGCACACCGGGTTTTTACCGCGTTTATGGTTAGCGGGGGTGTCCCTCATGCTCGCCAGTCCTGTGCGGGGGTGGAAGAAACAGGACGTGTATTCAGGTCTGTGTGACTGTGGTCGCAAGACTTTTGTCGTTCAGCTATTAAATCCCATTACGAAGTAGACCAGAACGGCCAACGGGTCCTTTCCGGCGATCCGACAGGTTACGGGGCGGCGACCTCGCGGGTTTTCGCTATTTATGAAAATTTTCCGGTTTAAGGCGTTTCCGTTCTTCTTCGCCGTAACTTAATGTTTTTATTTAAAACACCCCCTGAAAAGAAAGGAAACGACAGGTGCTGAAAACGGGCTTTTTGGCCTCTGTCGTTTCCTTTCTCTGTTTTTGTCCGTGGAATGAACAATGGAAGTCAATAAAAAGCAGCTGGCTGACATTTTCGGCGCGAGTATCCGTACCATTCAGAACTGGCAGGAGCAGGGAATGCCAGTTCTGAGAGGTGGAGGGAAGGGTAATGAGGTGCTTTATGACTCTGCCGCCGTCATAAAATGGTATGCCGAAAGGGATGCTGAAATTGAGAACGAAAAGCTGCGCCGGGAGGTTGAAGAACTGCGACAGGCCAGCGAGACAGATCTGCAGCCAGGGACTATTGAGTACGAACGCCATCGACTTACGCGTGCGCAGGCCGACGCACAGGAGCTGAAGAATGCCAGAGACTCCGCTGAAGTGGTGGAAACCGCATTCTGTACTTTCGTGCTGTCGCGGATCGCAGGTGAAATTGCCAGTATTCTCGACGGGATCCCCCTGTCGGTGCAGCGGCGTTTTCCGGAACTGGAAAACCGACATGTTGATTTCCTGAAACGGGATATCATCAAAGCCATGAACAAAGCAGCCGCGCTGGATGAACTGATACCGGGGTTGCTGAGTGAATATATCGAACAGTCAGGTTAACAGGCTGCGGCATTTTGTCCGTGCCGGGCTTCGCTCACTGTTCAGGCCGGAGCCACAGACCGCCGTTGAATGGGCGGATGCCAATTACTATCTCCCGAAAGAATCCGCATACCAGGAAGGGCGCTGGGAAACACTGCCCTTTCAGCGGGCCATCATGAATGCGATGGGCAGCGACTACATCCGTGAGGTGAATGTGGTGAAGTCTGCCCGTGTCGGTTATTCCAAAATGCTGCTGGGTGTTTATGCCTACTTCATAGAGCATAAGCAACGCAACACCCTTATCTGGTTGCCGACGGATGGTGATGCCGAGAACTTTATGAAAACCCACGTTGAGCCGACCATCCGCGATATTCCGTCGCTGCTGGCGCTGGCTCCGTGGTATGGCAAAAAGCACCGGGATAACACGCTCACCATGAAGCGTTTCACCAATGGGCGTGGCTTCTGGTGCCTGGGTGGTAAAGCGGCAAAAAACTACCGTGAAAAATCGGTGGATGTGGCGGGTTATGATGAACTTGCTGCCTTTGATGATGATATTGAACAGGAAGGCTCTCCGACATTCCTGGGCGATAAGCGTATTGAAGGCTCTGTCTGGCCAAAGTCCATCCGTGGCTCCACGCCTAAAGTGAGAGGCACCTGCCAGATTGAGCGTGCAGCCAGTGAATCCCCGCATTTTATGCGTTTTCATGTTGCCTGCCCGCACTGCGGGGAGGAGCAGTACCTTAAATTTGGCGATAAAGAGACGCCGTTTGGCCTCAAATGGACACCGGATGATCCCGCCAGCGTGTTTTATCTCTGCGAGCATAATGCCTGCGTCATCCGCCAGCAGGAGCTGGACTTTACTGATGCCCGTTATATCTGCGAAAAGACAGGGATCTGGACCCGTGATGGCATTCTCTGGTTTTCGTCATCCTGTGAAGAGATTGAGCCGCCTGACAGTGTGACTTTCCACATCTGGACGGCGTACAGCCCGTTCACCACCTGGGTGCAGATAGTTAAAGACTGGATGAAAACGAAAGGGGATACGGGAAAACGTAAAACCTTCGTGAACACCACGCTCGGTGAGACGTGGGAGGCGAAAATTGGCGAACGTCCGGATGCTGAAGTGATGGCGGAGCGGAAAGAGCATTATTCAGCGCCCGTTCCTGACCGTGTGGCTTACCTGACCGCCGGTATCGACTCCCAGCTGGACCGCTACGAAATGCGCGTATGGGGATGGGGGCCGGGTGAGGAAAGCTGGCTGATTGATCGGCAGATTATTATGGGCCGCCACGATGATGAACAGACGCTGCTGCGTGTGGATGAGGCCATCAATAAAACCTATCCCCGCCGGAATGGTGCAGAAATGTCGGTATCCCGTATCTGCTGGGATATTGGCGGTATTGACCCGACAATTGTGTATGAACGCTCGAAAAAGCATGGGCTGTTCCGGGTGATCCCCATTAAAGGGGCATCCGTTTACGGCAAGCCGGTGGCCAGCATGCCACGTAAGCGAAACAAAAACGGGGTTTACCTTACCGAAATCGGTACGGATACCGCGAAAGAGCAGATTTATAACCGCTTCACACTGACGCCGGAAGGGGATGAACCGCTTCCCGGTGCCGTTCACTTCCCGAATAACCCGGATATTTTTGATCTGACCGAAGCGCAGCAGCTGACTGCTGAAGAGCAGGTCGAAAAATGGGTGGATGGCAGGAAAAAAATACTGTGGGACAGCAAAAAGCGGCGCAATGAGGCACTCGACTGCTTCGTTTATGCGCTGGCGGCGCTGCGCATCAGTATTTCCCGCTGGCAGCTGGATCTCAGTGCGCTGCTGGCGAGCCTGCAGGAAGAGGATGGTGCAGCAACCAACAAGAAAACACTGGCAGATTACGCCCGTGCCTTATCCGGAGAGGATGAATGACGCGACAGGAAGAACTTGCCGCTGCCCGTGCGGCACTGCATGACCTGATGACAGGTAAACGGGTGGCAACAGTACAGAAAGACGGACGAAGGGTGGAGTTTACGGCCACTTCCGTGTCTGACCTGAAAAAATATATTGCAGAGCTGGAAGTGCAGACCGGCATGACACAGCGACGCAGGGGACCTGCAGGATTTTATGTATGAAAACGCCCACCATTCCCACCCTTCTGGGGCCGGACGGCATGACATCGCTGCGTGAATATGCCGGTTATCACGGCGGTGGCAGCGGATTTGGTGGGCAGTTGCGGGCGTGGAACCCACCGAGTGAAAGTGTGGATGCAGCCCTGCTGCCCAACTTTACCCGTGGCAATGCCCGCGCAGACGATCTGGTACGCAATAACGGCTATGCCGCCAACGCCATCCAGCTGCATCAGGATCATATCGTCGGGGCTTTTTTTCGTCTCAGTCATCGCCCAAGCTGGCGTTATCTGGGCATCGGGGAGGAAGAAGCCCGTGCCTTTTCCCGCGAGGTTGAAGCGGCATGGAAAGAGTTTGCCGAGGATGACTGCTGCTGCATTGACGTTGAGCGAAAACGCACGTTTACCATGATGATTCGGGAAGGTGTGGCCATGCACGCCTTTAACGGTGAACTGTTCGTTCAGGCCACCTGGGATACCAGTTCGTCGCGGCTTTTCCGGACACAGTTCCGGATGGTCAGCCCGAAGCGCATCAGCAACCCGAACAATACCGGCGACAGCCGGAACTGCCGTGCCGGTGTGCAGATTAATGACAGCGGTGCGGCGCTGGGATATTACGTCAGCGAGGACGGCTATCCTGGCTGGATGCCGCAGAAATGGACATGGATACCCCGTGAGTTACCCGGCGGGCGCGCCTCGTTCATTCACGTTTTTGAACCCGTGGAGGACGGGCAGACCCGCGGTGCAAATGTGTTTTACAGCGTGATGGAGCAGATGAAGATGCTCGACACGCTGCAGAACACGCAGCTGCAGAGCGCCATTGTGAAGGCGATGTATGCCGCCACCATTGAGAGTGAGCTGGATACGCAGTCAGCGATGGATTTTATTCTTGGCGCGAACAGTCAGGAGCAGCGGGACAAGCTGACCGGCTGGATTGGTGAAATTGCCGCGTATTACGCCGCAGCGCCGGTCCGGCTGGGAGGCGCAAAAGTGCCTCACCTGATGCCAGGTGACTCACTGAACCTGCAGACGGCTCAGGACACGGATAATGGCTACTCCGTTTTTGAGCAGTCACTGCTGCGGTATATCGCTGCCGGGCTGGGTGTCTCGTATGAGCAGCTTTCCCGGAATTACGCCCAGATGAGCTACTCCACGGCACGGGCCAGCGCGAACGAGTCGTGGGCGCACTTTATGGGGCGGCGAAAATTCGTCGCATCCCGTCAGGCGAGCCAGATGTTTCTGTGCTGGCTGGAAGAGGCCATCGTTCGCCGCGTGGTGACGTTACCTTCAAAAGCGCGCTTCAGCTTTCAGGAAGCCCGCAGTGCCTGGGGGAACTGTGACTGGATAGGCTCCGGTCGTATGGCCATCGATGGTCTGAAAGAAGTACAGGAAGCTGTGATACTGATAGAAGCCGGACTGAGTACCTACGAGAAAGAGTGCGCAAAACGCGGCGACGACTATCAGGAAATTTTTGCCCAGCAGGTCCGTGAAACGATGGAGCGCCGTGCAGCCGGTCTTAAACCGCCCGCCTGGGCGGCTGCGGCATTTGAATCCGGACTGCGACAATCAACAGAGGAGGAGAAGAGTGACAGCAGAGCTGCGTAATCTCCCGCATATTACCAGCATGGCCTTTAATGAGCCGCTGATGCTTGAACCCGCCTATGCGCGGGTTTTCTTTTGTGCGCTTGCAGGCCAGCTTGGGATCAGCCGCCTGACGGATGCAGTATCCGGCGACAGCCTGACTGCCGGAGAGGCACCCGCGGCGCTGGCGTTATCCGGTGATGATGACGGACCACGACAGGCCCGCAGTTATCAGGTCATGAACGGCATCGCCGTGCTGCCGGTGTCCGGTACGCTGGTCAGCCGGACGCGGGCGCTGCAGCCGTATTCGGGAATGACCGGTTACAACGGCATTATCGCCCGTCTGCAACAGGCTGCCAGCGATCCGATGGTGGACGGCATTCTGCTCGATATGGACACACCGGGCGGGATGGTGGCGGGAGCATTTGACTGTGCTGACATCATCGCCCGTGTGCGAGACATAAAACCGGTATGGGCGCTGGCCAACGACATGAACTGCAGTGCAGGTCAGCTGCTTGCCAGCGCCGCCTCCCGGCGTCTGGTCACGCAGACCGCCCGGACAGGCTCCATCGGCGTCATGATGGCTCACAGTAATTACGGTGCTGCCCTGGAGAAACAGGGCGTGGAAATCACGCTGATTTACAGCGGCAGCCATAAGGTGGATGGCAATCCCTACAGCCATCTTCCGGATGACGTCCGGGAGACACTGCAGTCCCGGATGGACGCAACCCGCCAGATGTTTGCGCAGAAGGTGTCGGCATATACCGGCCTGTCTGTGCAGGCTGTGCTGGATACCGAGGCTGCAGTGTACAGCGGTCAGGAGGCCATTGATGCCGGACTGGCTGATGAACTTGTTAACAGCACCGATGCGATCACCGTCATGCGTGATGCACTGGATGCACGTAAATCCCGTCTCTCAGGAGGGCGAATGACCAAAGAGACTCAATCAACAACTGTTTCAGCCACTGCTTCGCAGGCTGACATCACCACCGTGGAGCCTGCGAAGGAGGGCGAAAACGCCAGCGCGGCGCAGCCGGATGTGAACGCACAGATCACCGCAGCGGTTGCGGCAGAAAACAGCCGCATTATGGGGATCCTCAACTGTGAGGAGGCTCACGGACGCGAAGAACAGGCGCGCGTTCTGGCAGAACCCCCCGGAATGACCGTGGAAACGGCCCGCCGCATTCTGGCCGCAGCACCACAGAGTGCACAGGCGCGCAGTGACACTGCGCTGGATCGTCTGATGCAGGGGGCACCGGCACCGCTGGCTGCAGGTAACCTGGCATCTGATACCAATAAAGAATTACTTAATACACCTGAAGCTTTACCGGTATAAGAGGCAGTTATGGCGACAAAAGAAGAGTTTAACCATTACCAGCCGCTGGGTAACAGTGATCCGGCTCATACAGCAATTGCGCCTGGCGGATTGAGTGCGAAAACGCCTGCAATGACCCCACTGATGCTGGATGGCACTACCCGTAAGCTGGTTGTGTGGGATGGCACCACCGACGGTGCAGCCGTTGGCATTCTGGCGGTTGCTGCTGACCAGACCAGCACCACACTGACGTTCTACAAGTCCGGCTCGTTCCGTTATGAGGATGTGCTCTGGCCGGAGGCTGCCAGCGACGAGACGAAAAAACGGACCGCGTTTGCCGGAACGGCAATCAGCATCGTTTAATCTTCCCCTTCATCAACAAAGGCCGCCTGTGCGGCTTTTTTTATGGAAATAATTTATGTCTGTATATACAACTGCAGAATTACTGGCATCGACCCAGCATCACTTTAAGTTCGATCCGCTGTTTCTGCGCCTGTTTTTCCGTGAAACCTATCCTTTCACCACGGAGAAAGTCTATCTCTCACAAATTCCGGGACTGGTAAACATGGCGCTGTACGTTTCGCCGATTGTTTCCGGTGAGGTTATCCGATCCCGTGGCGGCTCCACCTCTGAATTTACGCCGGGTTATGTCAAACCCAAGCATGAGGTGAATCCGCAGATGACCCTGCGTCGCCTGCCGGATGAAGATCCGCAGAACCTGGCTGACCCGGCTTACCGTCGTCGCCGTATTATTCGGCAGAATATGCTGGATGAAAATCTGGCGATTGCCCAGGTCGAAGAGATGCAGGCAGTTTCTGCCGTGCTTAAGGGCAAATACACCATGACCGGTGAAGCCTTCGATCCGGTTGAGGTGGATATGGGCCGCAGTGAGGCGAATAACATCACGCAGTCCGGCGGCACGGAGTGGAGCAAGCGTGACAAGTCCACGTATGACCCGACCGACGATATCGAAGCCTACGCGCTGAACGCCAGCGGAGTGTTGAATATCATCGTGTTTGATCCGAAAGGCTGGGCGCTGTTCCGTTCCTTCAAAGCCGTCAAGGAGAAGCTGGATACTCGTCGCGGCTCTCATTCCGAGCTGGAGACAGCGGTGAAAGACCTGGGCAAAGCGGTGTCCTACAAGGGGATGTATGGCGATGTGGCCATCGTCGTGTATTCCGGACAGTACGTGGAAAACTGCGTCAAAAAGAACTTCCTGCCGGACAACACGATGGTGCTGGGGAACACTCAGGCACGCGGTCTGCGCACCTATGGCTGCATTCAGGATGCGGACGCACAGCGCGAAGGCATTAACTCCTCTGCCCGTTACCCGAAAAACTGGGTGACCACCGGCGATCCGGCGCGTGAGTTCACCATGATTCAGTCAGCACCGCTGATGCTGCTGGCTGACCCTGATGAGTTCGTGTCCGTACAACTGGCGTAATCGTGGCCCTTCGGGGCCATTTTCTCTCTGTGGAGGAGTCCATGACGAAAGATGAACTGATTGTCCGTCTCCGGTCGCTGGGTGAGCAACTGAACCGTGATGTCAGCCTGACGGGGACGAAAGAAGAACTGGCGCTCCGTGTGGCAGAGCTGGAAGAGGAGCTTGATGACACGGATGACGCTGCCGGTCAGGATACCCCTCTCAGACCGGAAAATGCGCTGACCGGACATGAAAATGAGGTGGTATCAGAGCAGCCGGATACCATGATTGATACGGCTGCTCTGGTCACGGTCGTGGCACTGGTGACGCTGCATACTGATGCACTTCACGCCACGCGGGATGAACCTGTGGCATTTGTGCTGCCGGGAACGGCGTTTCGTGTCTCTGCCGGTGTGGCAGCCGAAATGACAGAACGTGGCCTGGCCAGAATGCAATAACGGGAGGCGCTGTGGCTGATTTCGATAACCTGTTCGATGCTGCCATTGCCCGCGCCGATGAAACGATACGCGGGTACATGGGAACGTCAGCCACCATGACATCCGGTGAGCAGTCCGGCGCAGTAATACGTGGTGTTTTTGATGATCCTGAAAATATCAGCTATGCCGGACAGGGCGTACGCGTTGAAGGCTCCAGCCCGTCCCTGTTTGTCCGGACTGATGATGTGCGGCAGCTGCGGCGCGGCGACACGCTGACCATCGGTGAGGAAAACTTCTGGATAGACCGGATTTCGCCGGATGATGGTGGAAGCTGTCATCTCTGGCTTGGGCGGGGCGTACCGCCTGCCGTTAACCGTCGCCGCTGAAAGGGGGATGTATGGCCATAAAAGGTCTTGAGCAGGCCGTTGAAAACCTCAGCCGTATCAGCAAAACGGCGGTGCCTGGTGCCGCCGCAATGGCCATTAACCGCGTTGCTTCATCCGCGATATCGCAGTCGGCGTCACAGGTTGCCCGTGAGACAAAGGTACGCCGGAAACTGGTAAAGGAAAGGGCCAGGCTGAAAAGGGCCACGGTCAAAAATCCGCAGGCCAGAATCAGGGTTAACCGGGGGGATTTGCCCGTAATAAAGCTGGGTAACGCGCGGATTGTCCTGTCCCGACGCAGGCGTCGTAAAAAGGGGCAGCGTTCAGCCCTGAAAGGTGGCGGCAGCGTGCTTGTGGTGGGAAACCGTCGTATTCCCGGCGCGTTTATTCAGCAACTGAAAAATGGCCGCTGGCATGTCATGCAGCGTGTGGCCGGGAAAAACCGTTACCCCATTGATGTGGTGAAAATCCCGATGGCGGTGCCGCTGACCACGGCGTTTAAACAGAATATTGAACGGATACGGCGTGAACGTCTTCCGAAAGAGCTGGGCTATGCGCTGCAGCATCAACTGAGAATGGTAATAAAGCGATGAAACATACTGAACTCCGTGCAGCCGTACTGGATGCACTGGAGAAGCATGACACCGGGGCGACGCTTTTTGATGGTCGCCCCGCTGTTTTTGATGAGGCGGATTTTCCGGCAGTTGCCGTTTATCTCACCGGCGCTGAATACACGGGCGAAGAGCTGGACAGCGATACCTGGCAGGCGGAGCTGCATATCGAAGTTTTCCTGCCTGCTCAGGTGCCGGATTCAGAGCTGGATTCGTGGATGGAGTCCCGGATTTATCCGGTGATGAGCGATATCCCGGCACTGTCAGATTTGATCACCAGTATGGTGGCCAGTGGCTATGACTACCGGCGCGACGATGATGCGGGCCTGTGGAGTTCTGCCGATCTGACTTATGTCATTACCTATGAAATGTGAGGACGATATGCCTGTACCAAATCCAACAATGCCGGTGAAAGGTGCCGGGACCACACTGTGGGTTTATAAGGGGAACGGTGATCCTTATGCGAACCCGCTTTCAGACGTTGACTGGTCGCGTCTGGCAAAAGTTAAAGACCTGACGCCCGGCGAACTGACCGCTGAGTCCTATGACGACAGCTATCTCGATGATGAAGATGCGGACTGGACTGCGACCGGGCAGGGGCAGAAATCTGCCGGAGATACCAGCTTCACGCTGGCGTGGATGCCCGGAGAGCAGGGGCAGCAGGCGCTGCTGGCGTGGTTTAATGAAGGTGATACCCGTGCCTATAAAATCCGCTTCCCGAACGGCACGGTCGATGTGTTCCGTGGCTGGGTCAGCAGTATCGGTAAAGCGGTGACGGCTAAGGAAGTGATTACCCGCACGGTGAAGGTCACCAATGTGGGACGCCCGTCGATGGCAGAAGATCGCAGCACGGTAACAGCGGCCACCGGCATGACGGTAACGCCAGCCAGTGCTTCCGTAGTGAAAGGGCAGAGCACCACGCTGACCGTGGCATTCCAGCCGGAAGGCGCAACCGACAAGAGCTTCCGTGCGGTGTCAGCGGATAAAACAAAAGCCACCGTGTCGGTCAGTGGTATGACCATCACCGTGAACGGCGTTGCTGCAGGCAAGGTCAACATTCCGGTTGTATCCGGTAATGGTGAGTTTGCTGCGGTTGCAGAAATCACCGTCACCGCCAGTTAATCCGGAGAGTCAGCGATGTTCCTGAAAACCGAATCATTTGAATATAACGGCGTGACTGTCACGCTTTCTGAACTGTCAGCCCTGCAGCGTATTGAGCATCTCACCCTGATGAAACAGCAGGCAGAATCCGACAGCAACCGGAAGTTTACTGTGGAAGACGTCATCAGAACCGGCGCTTTTGTGGTGGCGATGTCCCTGTGGCATAACCATCCGAAGAAGACGCAGATGCCGTCCATGAATGAAGCCGTTAAACAGATTGAGCAGGAAGTGCTTACCACCTGGCCCACAGAGGCAATTTCTCATGCTGAAAACGTGGTGTACCGGCTGTCCGGTATGTATGAGTTTGTGGTGAATAATGCCCCTGAACAGGCAGATGACGCCGGGCCTGCAGAGCCTGTTTCTGCGGGAAAGTGTTCGACGGTGAGCTGAGTTTTGCCCTGAAACTGGCGCGTGAGATGGGGCGACCCGACTGGCGCGCCATGCTTGCCGGGATGTCATCCACGGAGTATGCCGACTGGCACCGCTTTTACAGTACCCATTATTTTCATGATGTTCTGCTGGATATGCACTTTTCCGGGCTGACGTACACCGTGCTCAGCCTGTTTTTCAGCGATCCGGATATGCATCCGCTGGATTTCAGTCTGCTGAACCGGCGTGAGGATGACGAAGAGCCTGAAGATGATGTGCTGATGCAGAAAGCGGCAGGGCTTGCCGGAGGCGTTCGTTTTGGCCCGGACGGGAATGAAGTTATCCCCGATTTCCCGGATGTGGCGGACATGACGGAGGATGACGTAATGCTGATGACAGTATCAGAAGGGATCGCAGGAGGAGCCCGGTATGGCTGAACCGGTAGGCGATCTGGTCGTTGATTTAAGTCTGGATGCGGCCAGATTTGACGAGCAGATGGCCAGAGTCAGGCGTCATTTTTCCGGTACGGAAACTGATGCGAAAAAAACAGCGGCAGTCGTTGAACAGTCAATGAACCGGCAGGCGCTGGCTGCACAGAAAGCGGGGATTTCCGTCGGGCAGTATAAAGCCGCCATGCGTATGCTGCCTGCGCAGTTCACCGACGTGGCCACGCAGCTTGCAGGCGGGCAAAGTCCGTGGCTGATCCTGCTGCAACAGGGTGGTCAGGTGAAGGACTCCTTCGGCGGGATGATCCCCATGTTCAGGGGGCTTGCCGGTGCGATCACCCTGCCGATGGTCGGGGCCACCTCGCTGGCGGTGGCGACCGGTGCGCTGGCGTATGCCTGGTATCAGGGCAACTCAACCCTGTCCGATTTCAACAAAACGCTGGTCCTTTCCGGCAATCAGTCGGGTCTGACGGCAGATCGTATGCTGGTCCTGTCCAGAGCAGGGCGGGCGGCAGGGCTGACGTTTAACCAGACCAGCGAGTCACTCAGCGCACTGGTTAAGGCGGGGGTAAGCGGTGAGGCTCAGATTGCGTCCATCAGCCAGAGTGTGGCGCGTTTCTCCTCTGCATCCGGCGTGGAGGTGGACAAGGTCGCTGAAGCCTTCGGGAAGCTGACCACAGACCCGACGTCAGGGCTGACAGCGATGGCGCGCCAGTTCCATAACGTGACGGCGGAGCAGATTGCGTATGTTGCTCAGTTGCAGCGTTCCGGCGATGAAGCCGGGGCATTGCAGGCGGCGAACGAGGCCGCAACGAAAGGGTTTGATGACCAGACCCGACGCCTGAAAGAGAACATGGGCACGCTGGAAACCTGGGCAGACAGGACAGCACGGGCATTCAAATCCATGTGGGATGCGGTGCTGGATATTGGTCGCCCTGATACCGCTCAGGAGATGCTGATTAAGGCAGAGGCCGCGTTTAAGAAAGCGGACGATATCTGGAATCTGCGTAAGGATGATTATTTTGTTAACGATGAAGCGCGGGCGCGTTACTGGGATGATCGTGAAAAGGCCCGTCTTGCGCTTGAAGCCGCCCGAAAGAAGGCTGAACAGCAGAGTCAACAGGACAAAAATGCGCAGCAGCAGAGCGATACCGAAGCGTCACGGCTGAAATATACCGAAGAGGCGCAGAAGGCTTACGAACGGCTGCAGACGCCGCTGGAGAAATATACCGCCCGTCAGGAAGAACTGAACAAGGCACTGAAAGACGGGAAAATCCTGCAGGCAGATTACAACACGCTGATGGCGGCGGCGAAAAAGGATTATGAAGCGACGCTGAAAAAGCCGAAACAGTCCGGCGTGAAGGTGTCTGCGGGCGATCGTCAGGAAGACAATGCTCATGCTGCCCTGCTGACGCTTCAGGCAGAACTCCGGACGCTGGAGAAGCATGCCGGAGCGAATGAGAAAATCAGCCAGCAGCGCCGGGATTTGTGGAAGGCGGAAAATCAGTTCGCGGTACTGGAGGAGGCGGCACAACGTCGCCAGCTGTCCGCACAGGAGAAATCCCTGCTGGCGCATAAAGATGAGACGCTGGAGTACAAACGCCAGCTGGCTGTACTTGGCGATAAGGTCACGTATCAGGAGCACCTGAATGCGCTGGCGCAGCAGGCGGATAAGTTCGCACAGCAACAACGGGCAAAACGGGCAGCCATTGATGCGAAAAACCGGGGGCTTACTGACCGGCAGGCAGCGCGGGAAGCCACAGAACAGCGCCTGAAGGAACAGTATGGCGATAATTCGCTGGCGCTGAATAACGTCATGTCAGAGCAGAAAAAGACCTGGGCGGCTGAAGACCAGCTTCGCGGGAGCTGGATGGCAGGCCTGAAGTCCGGCTGGAGTGAGTGGGAAGAGAGCGCCACGGACAGTATGTCGCAGGTAAAAAGTGCAGCCACGCAGACCTTTGATGGTATTGCACAGAATATGGCGGCGATGCTGACCGGCAGTGAGCAGAACTGGCGCAGCTTCACCCGTTCCGTGCTGTCCATGATGACAGAAATTCTGCTTAAGCAGGCAATGGTGGGGATTGTCGGGAGTATCGGCAGCGCCATTGGCGGGGCTGTTGGTGGCGGCACATCCGCGTCAGGCGGTACAGCCATTCAGGCCGCTGCGGCGAAATTCCATTTTGCAACCGGAGGATTTACGGGAACCGGCGGCAAATATGAGCCAGCGGGGATTGTTCACCGTGGTGAATTTGTCTTCACGAAGGAGGCAACCAGCCGGATTGGCGTGGGAAATCTCTACCGGCTGATGCGCGGCTATGCCACCGGTGGTTATGTCGGTACACCGGGCAGTCTGGCTGACAGCCGGTCGCAGGCGTCCGGTAAGTTTGAGCAGAATAACCATGTGGTGATTAATAACGACGGCACGAACGGTCAGATAGGTCCGGCTGCTCTGAAGGCGGTGTATGACATGGCCCGCAAGGGTGCCCGTGATGAAATTCAGACACAGATGCGTGATGGTGGCCTGTTCTCCGGAGGTGGACGATGAAAACCTTCCGCTGGAAAGTGAAACCCGGTATGGATGTGGCTTCGGCCCCTTCCGTCAGGAAGGTGCGCTTTGGTGATGGCTATTCCCAGCGAGCGCCTGCCGGGCTGAATGCCGACCTGAAAACGTACAGCGTGACGCTTTCTGTTCCCCGTTGGGAGGCCGCGGCGCTGGAGTCGTTTCTGGCTGAGCACGGGGGCTGGAAGGCCTTTCTGTGGACGCCGCCTTATGAGTGGCGGCAGATAAAGGTGACCTGCGCAAAATGGTCGTCGCGGGTCAGTATGCTGCGTGTTGAGTTCAGCGCAGAGTTTGAACAGGTGGTGAACTGATGCAGGATATCCGACAGGAAACACTGAATGAATGCACCCGTGCGGAGCAGTCTGCCTGCGTGGTGCTCTGGGAAATCGATCTGACAGAGGTTGGTGGAGAACGTTATTTTTTCTGTAATGAGCAGAACGAAAAAGGTGAGCCGGTCACCTGGCAGGGTGAACTGAACCCCAAAACCTGGACAGTTTCAGTTAACCGGCTTTTTGATACTCAGTCCGGTATTCTACCGGGCTGAGTCCCCCAAGACTGAGTTTTATTCTTTTTTGATTCCAGTAAGTTATGTATTCGTTAACGGCATTTTCCAGCTCTTCTACACTTCTGTAGTCCCGGCGATAGTACATTTCTTCTTTCAGGTGACCAAAGAAATTCTCCATTACCGCATTATCAAGGCAGTTGCCCTTGCGCGACATGCTCTGCACTAACCCTCTGTCCGCCAGGGCGGACTGATAACTTTTTATCCGGTAATGCCATCCTTGATCACTGTGGAGCAGCGGTTTCTCCCCTTCAGCAAGGCTTTCCAGCCCCTTATTTAACATCCGCTTCACCAGCTCCTCTGTAGGCCTGCAGGCAGTTTCCCACGCCACGATTTCCCCGTTAAACAAATCAAGTATCGGGGACAGGTACAGTTTTTGTCCGCCAGCCCTGAATTCGGTGATATCTGTCACCCATTTCTCACAGGGAGCTTCCGCTTTGAACTGCCGCTGAAGGATATTTTCTGCAGCGAGTCCCATATTTCCCCGGTAAGACCGGTATTTCTTCAGGCGCACAGGAGACTTCAGGCCGAGCTGTTGCATCAGTTTTCGCACTGTTTTGCCACTGAACTTAAGACCTCTTTTCTGAAGCTCACAATGGATCCGCCGGTACCCATAACATCCCCGGTGTTCATGGAAGATGGAGGCTATGAGCTGTTTCACATCAGCATACTTGTCCTTAGCCTTCTGCAGTGACAGCTGGTAGTACAGCGTGCTTCTGGCCAGCCCTGCAGCCTTTAACAGGTCAGACTGGCAGTGTCCGCACCTCAGGCTCCGGATGACTTTCGTTTTTTCTCCAGCTCCTGGCGCTTTTTTTCCAGGAGATGCTCCTGCATGGCTTTCAGATATGCATTTTCTGCGCGAAGATAACGCAGCTCATTCTTCATCTCTTCCGGCGTCATGTTTGCCTCGTTTTCATGGGTATCATCAGAACGGGTCATGCTTTTCTCCTTCCTGCGCCTGATAAAGGCCTCATTACCAGATTTGCGGTAGCCTTTTATCCAGTTTTTAACCGTGTTGTGGCTGGGAATGTTAAACCGGGCAGCTACCCGGGGTAGAGACTCAGAATGCCCGAGAGCATAAAGAACCACGCAAAGTTTATCTTCAGGAGAATAGCTACGCTTGTGTCTGCAATCCAGTGCCCGAGGACCGTGAAGAAGAAAAAGATTAATCCAGTGTGAGAGGCTGGTGTGAGAAAGTTGAAAGAGTTTTGCCGTAGAAATGATGCCTGCATGACCAGCCAGGTAATGATTTACAGCGGCAAGTTTTACTTCAAATGAATGTTTCATAAACTGCACCTTCAGATGTCAGATT